ATCGCTAGCTTGAGGCGGCAAAGTTTATAAAGAATATATCCAGGCGCTTTCCCAAACGGGAGGGCGTTTTTTATTTAAGGGAGGGATTGACCTATGAGCTTTGAATTGAATTTAGCGCACATGAGTATTTTAGAGTTGTTAGAAAAGGCTGCTGAAAAGAATGAACTAATTTATGTAAGAGCGAGGCAAAGATGTGTTGGTAAAACAACTGCCCTATTGGAGTTTGCGAGAAAGAATAATTATCCTGTCCTGACAAAAAGAGAGATAGCGAGATGTTACCAGGTAGAACATCCGGACCTTAATATTATTGGATATGTAGACGGATCAGAACTCGATGGGCTTTATAATGTCGTTTGTGATGAAGGGGTGCCGAGGGATGCGATTAAACGTCTCTATAAGCTTGGTGTGCTGTTAACAGGATTTGTGAGAGAAGAGCCAGACTCATTATCCGCTATAAGAGAAGCTGTGAATTATGTTGGCTACAAACATGGGGGAACTGTACTCCTCGAGGGAGGGTCTATTCCAAAAGGCGATTTAAATAATCTGGAAGCAGAACCGCTGAATAAGCCACCTTTGCTACAAATTGAGCTTGATGATATTGATTCGGTACCGCGTGTTTTCTACAAAGGTGAGAAGATAAAAGAGATTATAAACGCAGACTTTTCATTCTTAACGAATGATGCTACAGGACTTAATTCAACACATATCGACATTGAATATTTCGATAAAGATAGCAAGTTTGGAACAAAGGCAATCGTTTATAATCGACGCTTCCACAACCAAAAGGAAGACGGGGGAAAACATGCCGTTAAAAAGATGTAACGCACCTGGCTGCCGCGAGTATGTGGATTGGACACAGAAGTATTGTGAGAAACACCAGGGCTATGCTGACAAGCATTACAACAAGACTGTGAGATACAACAGGGAGAACAATGATCTTTACTCTTACTATCATTCAAGAGAGTGGAAGTTATTGCGGGAACAGAAGCTACGAGAAAGTAACTATCATTGCGCCATATGCGCCGCACAGGGGCGTTTAAATAAGTCTGATAGGTTAGTGGTCCATCATAAGCATAAAGAGCTTAGAGACGTTTTAAACGATGATGCAGCACGTAATGATTTATCAAACCTTGAAGTGCTTTGTCAGTATCATCATAATCAGGTTACTTTCGGAAAGGAGAATCATAGTGGAAACGATTTATGAACATCCGTATTTGACAACGTGGTTTATTTTCTGGGCTTCGTTTTGTCTCCATCCATTAGCAACAATAAAAATAAAAAAAGAAAATTAATTTCCTTTGAAGTCCCCCCACCATTAAACCGGGTGTGCTTTTTTATTTCTAGGACATCGGCGCCCCCTCATCTTCGTAAAAATTGTTGAAATGAAATTTTGATTTTCACTATTTTGAGCCGTTTTTGAATATGTGTTCTTTGCGCTTGGTCCCTTGTCGCACATAAGTTGGCCGGCGTTTTTGATATGTGTTCATTTGTTTGAAAACAGTAGTGCGGAAATTCGCTGAAAGGTGGTGGTTTTTATTGGCGAGACGAAAACAAATGACAGAAACATTAAAAGGACAAATATCTAAAGAAGAATTGCAGAAACGGAAGCAACAGGAAGAAAAATTAAAAGGTTTTACGCCATTGCAAGAGAAACCACCCTACTGGCTTTCAACGATGGCAAAGAACGAATGGGAAAGGATATACCCGTATCTTAGCGAGCTGCCGATATCAGAGTTAGACAGGACACTCTTTGCTCTGTTTTGCAATAGTTACGCTCAATACAGGATCGCGCTGAATGACATTAACGAAAACGGTCAAACGATCGTGGAAATAAACAGCAAAGGTTTTCCGGTCAAAAAGAAAAACCCATCCGTCGATATCTTGAACAGCATGTCAAAAGAGATTCGTGGAATTGCAGGTCAGTTAGGACTTTCCCTGGACTCAAGGTTGCGACTTGTTGGCCTTGGGGATGACGAAGAAGAAGAGGACCCAATTACAAAATTTATGAAACGCCGGGGTAACAATGATTGACCATGTAACTGAATATGCCCGGGCGGTTGTTAATGGGGAAATCGTTGCGGGGGAATTTATTATACTTGCCTGCAAGCGGCATCTTGAGGATTTAGAAAAATCCAAATTACACACCTTTATGTATTATTTTGATGTTGAGGAAGCAAACACAAGAATAGATTTTACTGAAATTCTGCCTAATCCAGAAACAGGAGAGCCAGTGAAATTACTACGTTTTCAAAAATGGATTATAGGCAGTATTTTCGGGTGGAAAAGAAAGGATAATGGAAATCGCCGTTTTAAAAGAGCGATGATTTCTATGGCTCGAAGGAACGGGAAAACCTTCATTATTTCCACAATGGGAACGAATGAACTTTTCTTGTGTGAAACCCCGAAACGAAACAGAAAAATTGTTTTTGCTTCGAATGCCTTGAAGCAGGCCAAACTTGGATTTGAGTATATGAAAGATCAAATCCGGTCATTGGCAAAGGGCTCTAAACCTATGAAAAAAAGAGTGAAAATTAAGGATGCTGAAATTAAGGACTTATTTTCAGGCAGCACAGCCTATCCTATATCTTCTGATACGTCCACTGGGGACGGGTTTGCCTCAACGGTTGCTATTATTGATGAGTTTCACGAAAGCAAAGACTTAAAAATGTACAATGTTTTAAAATCAGGTCAGATCGCTTTGGAAAACAGCCTGCTTGCAATCATTAGTACGGCAGGTCTAAATCCTAATGTGCCGATGTATAAAGAAATTCAAATGCTCAAAAGAGTATTGAAAAAAGAGCGGGAAATGGATGATTATTTTATCGCCATTTATGAACAGGATGATGTTGAGAAAGAGGCTGAGCTTCCAGAAACATGGATCAAATCAAATCCTATTTTAGAACATCCTGAAATTGGTCAAACAATCATGGAGTCTTTAAAGCTGGATTTAGTTGCAGCCAAAGAGCAGCACAATTTAAATGCTCTATATGTAAAAAATTTTAATGTTTGGCGGCAAGCAAGCGAAGAAAGCTTTATCTCTATAGATGATTGGAACCAATGCGGCACCGATAAAGTGCCTAACCTTGAGGGGTTAGACGTCTATATAGGGCTTGATATGGCACGATCGGACGATTTAGCAGCGGTATCATTTATTTTTCCGTTGAATGATGAACGCCAACGATATTTTGTAGATAGTCATTCTTTTGTGGGGACGAAAGGCGGCTTAGATGCTAAAATCAGCCGAGATAAAATTGATTATAGGGGCCTAGCAGAACGTGGGTATTGCACAATAACAGATAAAGACACGGGCATTATCAATCAACAACAAGTCTTAGACTATATCAAAAATCGAATTAAGACCCAGAAACTCGATGTGAAAGGAATCCTTTATGACCCTCATGCTATTTCTCTCTTGTTGAATGAGCTTGAAGAATACCCTTTGATCGAAGTGGGACAGGGAGCCAAAAGACTATCGCCACCATCAAAGGATTTTAGACTATGTGTCTATGATAAGAGGATTGTTCATGCCAATAATCCTTTACTAACGATTGCCGTAAATAATGCAATCGTCAAAGAGTTTAACGATTTAATCAGAATTGATAAGGAAAAGAACCGAGAAAAGATTGACCCTATTGTCGCTTTAATAACAGCGCATTTTGAAGCCATGTATTACTATTCTGATGATTTTGACTGGAATAGCTACTATGAAAGCGGCAATTTCACACTTTAAGCAAGGGAGGGCGAGACGAAATGAAAATTGGAAAGGTCAATACGTTTTTCTTGAGAGTATGGCAGTTTATCATATTAAACTTACATACTCTTTTGTTTTTGGCTGGGCTGTTTGTGATTAATTATGCAGTCTATATAATCCATTCAGTTGCCGGGTTAATGATGACAGGCTTATTCCTCGTCCTCATTGCCATTTTATTAAACCCTAAAGAGGAAGGGAGGTAATTGAGTGGCATTTTTTCGATCTATGAATAAGCAGAGTGATGGAGAAATGAGCAGGGGAGAAAGGCAGTTTATTGATGCAGTATTAGGGCTTGATGGATTGTACTACACATCCGTCAATGCAATTAAAAATAGTGATGTTTTCACGGCCGTTCTTACCCTCGCGTCAGATATTGCGGCATCTCCGATCATGGTTACACAAAACGGGGTCGAGGAAAAGGAATCCGATTTGTTTAGGCTACTGAATGAAAAGCCCAATGAATACTATTCAGGATACTTTTTCAAGTTTATTCTCGTTGCTAATGCCTTATTAAACGGGCAATCCTATGCTGAAATCAGAAGGGACAGCGAGGGTACCCCCTTGGAGCTGATCCATTTATTGAACAGTGAAGTTTATGCTGAACAGCTGAAAGACCGTAATGAAATAGTCTACCGGTATTATCCATCCGGCGGCAAGGAAAGGACTTTAAAGCCTGAAAACGTTTTGCATATTAAATTTTTTAGCCTTGATGGTATAACCGGGGTCGGGCCATTATACAGTCTCAAACATGAAGTTGAAAGCCAGGAGGCGGGCAAGCGACTTGTTACCGACTTTTTCAGAAGGGGCACGAATTTAAGCGGTATTGTAAATATCAAAAAGGGGCACCTTTCCCCGGAGGCAAAGGACAACATTCGCAATGAATTCGAAAAAGCCAATTCTGGGTCCAGAAATCAGCAGCGGGTTGTGGTTCTCAGCGATAATGAGGAATTCAAACAGCTTGAGATCAATACGAAAATTCTTGAGATCGTCAATAATTACACGCATTCAACAAAACAAATTGCGAAAGTGTTTGGTTTGCCGCCTCACAAATTGGGGATCGAGCAGGTGAACACATCGCTTGAACAAGCAAACTTGGACTATCTGACGAATACCTTATCCAATTACTTTGTGGCTATTGCCTCAGAGTTGAACTTTAAAATGTTGCCGTATCCTTTGAATTTGACAACGAAATTCCAGTTCGATACAAGGCGATTCAGGGAAACGGATGCAAAAACAAAACGGGAAAATGTCATCGCGCTTCTGCAAAACGGCATTTTTTCTCTCAACAATGCGCTGGCCGAATATGGTTTCTCACCTATTCCAAACGGTGATAAACGTTTTATGAGTTTGAACTATGTTGATATCGAATTGATGGACGAAATTCAGAAAGCAAAAGCAAAGACTCTGCCGATCCCGTCAGCAGGTAAAGGAGGTGAGGAGAATGTCTAAGGATGTAGAGATCAGAACTCAGCAGGGCGGGGGGTTAAAAGCTCATACAGAAGAAGACGGCCCAAAGGTTATCAGCGGGTACGCTTTGAAATTTGGCACCCGGAGCCATAACTTAGGCGGATTCATTGAAATGATCGACAAACGGGCTTTGGATCAAACAGATATGAGCGATGTAAGGGCGCTGATCGATCATGATCCTTCTAAAATTCTTGGCCGGGTTTCTGCTGGCACGCTCAAACTCGATGTCGATGATGTCGGGTTACGCTTTGACATTACGCTGCCGAATACACAATACGCGAATGATCTATATGAGAATATCAGGCTGGGCAATATCTCAAATTGTTCTTTCGGCTTCCTATTAGGAAAAGGCGGGGACAGCTTTACGCGAGATCAGGAAACTGGCCTGCCGTTGCGCAGTTTGCGGAACATATCTAAATTGACGGATGTCTCAGTTGTCACTTATCCAGCTTATGAAGACACTGACGTGACAATTGCAAAACGGAATTTACAGCAGTACGAGGAAAGAAACCGAAATCCGGAAAAAGAAAAGCTGCTGCTGCAGCTGGATTTATTAAAAATCGGATTGTAAAAGCACTCGAAAATCGGGTGCTTATTTTATTTGAAAAGGAGCAGTCATATGTTACATGAAAAAATTAAAGAAATGCGATCACTCGTAGCACAAAAGCAAACGGCGATTAACACAAAAATTTCGGATGCACAGAAAAGAGCAGAAGAAGACAAGCTGGACGAAGCCACAGCATTAAAAGAAGAAGTGACAAAAATGAAAGTGGAGCTTGAGGACCTAAAAGCAAAGCTTGCAGAATATGAAGAATTGGCCGGGCTCAAGAAGGAAGAACCTGCATCGGCTGGCGGTAATGAAGGAGACGAGAAAAGATCACTACCTGGAGGCGAATATCGCGCAATTTTACCTGGACAAGGAAAGGAAGAAGTCAGAGCCTTTGAGGCCTTTCTTCGATCTAAAGGTGAGACACGAGACGGCCTAAAATCGGATGGGGCTGAGGCGGTTATTCCAATCGATGTGATCACCAAACCACAGCAAGAGCCGGAAGACGTTGTAGATTTAGCGGCGATCGTCAATAACGTCAATGTGACGACGGCGTCCGGGACTTATCCGGTGCTTGCAAACGCGGATACCGGTCTGGTATCTGTCGCCGAACTGGAGAAAAACCCGGAGCTGGCGAAACCAAAATTCAATAAAGTGGAGTGGAAAGTTGACACATATCGCGGTCAATTGCCTATTTCACAAGAAGCGATTGACGATTCAGGCATCGATTTAACCGCACTTGTGGCCAATCATCTGCAGCAAGTTAAACGAAATACTAAAAACGCAAAAGTTGCGGAGGTTCTTCGCTCTTTCCCTAAGAAAACAGTTACGGGAACGGATGAGATTAAACATATTTTTAATGTGGACTTAAAGCAAGCCTATGCCCGTAATATCGTAGCCACAGCCTCGGCATTCCAATTTCTTGACACCTTAAAAGACAAAAACGGCCAATATATTTTACGCCAGGACATTTCAACACCAACAGGCAAAATGTTGTTTGGCAGCCAGGTCCAAGTTGTGGATGACACAGTTTTAGGGACGAAGTCAGGCGACGCGGTCATGTTTATCGGTGACTTGAAAAGGGCTGTTTTGTTTGCAAATCGTGTGGATGCTACAGCTAAATGGATCGAAAATGAAGTTTATGGACAAGTCCTATCTCTTGCTGTGCGTTTTGATGTTAAAAAGGCAGATGGAAAAGCTGGTTACTTTGTCACAATCAATCCGCCAGCAGCAGAAACCGAAGAAAAAGCAGTCGACGTTGGAAAATAAAAAAATAGAAAAGGATGAGGAACAATGGCAGATCAATTTTTAAACCAAAGTAACGGCGTATTCACTTCTGCAGAGGACGATGGCACGGGCAAACCAGTAACGCCGGTTTATTTGAAAGGCAACAGCGAAGAAAATCCTTTGTACATTAAAGGGATGCAGGGGGAACCTGGGCCACAGGGACCCCAAGGTCCAAAAGGTGACAAGGGGGATAAAGGAGATACCGGCCCACAAGGTCCCCAGGGAGAGCCAGGACCCCAAGGTCCGAAAGGGGAAAAAGGTGATCCGGCTGTCATTGAAGATGGAAGCATCACTCATGAAAAGCTTGCGGACAGGTCTGTGAGAAGCAACAACCTTGGAACCGGCAGCGTCATGCCGGATCACTTAAACAGTGAAGTCAAGGCCATGTTTGAAGATCTACAAAAGCAAATTGATGAAATGAAACCAAAAACAACTGAGTAATAAAAATGTCCGGGACGCCTCATAGCGTCCCTTTTTTGTTTGGGAAGGAGTGACGAGATGACGCTTGACGATTTAAAGCTTGCGATGCGTATCGATCACGATTTTGACGATCGTTTAATCCAGCAGTTAAAAGATGCTGCAGAAAATTACATCAAGGACGCGGTCACGCTTTCGCCAGATCGAGACGATTTTTTCAAAGATAATCCGAAATTTGATATGGCGGTCATGTTCCTGGTGGGGGCATGGTATGAGCAGCGCGTTTCTTCCGTAGACAAAGCCCTGGAAGAAATCCCTTTCGGCGTAACAAATTTTATACAGCAGTTCAGAGGGGCATACGAGTATGGAGTTTAGCCGGCTCAATACACGCATTTCATTTGTTACGAGGAAGAACGGGAAGGACCCGGAATCCGGGGAAAATATTGAGCTGGTTGAGCCCTTATTTTCTTGCTGGGCCGAGGTGAGAGAACAAAAGTTAAGAGAAAAGCTTTCAACGGCTGGCACCTTTTTGGAAAACAGTATCACTTTCATTATTCGTTATCAGCAGATCAAGAAAGTAACAAACAACATGTATGTTCTTCACGATGATGAACTGTTCGAAATAAAAGACATCCTCCCAAACTCTCAGAAAAAAGACCTGATGAATGTTTTAGCGGAGAAGGTGAGCTAATGGCACGCCAGGACGACGGAACAAGAAACATCGAAAAAGAGCTAGACAAGCTTTCGAGGAAAAAGGTGAGGGCTGCGAAAGCTGCCGTTCAGGCAGGCACGGCCATTTTCGCGGAAGGTCTGGAACGAAATACGCCTATCGGACGAAACGACGGCCACAAAACGCACATGAAAGACAATGTGGTCTACTCGAAGCCCAGGGAAGACGGAGAGATTTACGCCAGTGCGGGCTATGGAAAAGAAACGGCTTCCCGGCTTCATTTTTCTAACTTCGGGACGATCAAACAGCGTCCGCAGCATTTCATTGAGAGAACAGAAAATGAATATGCGGATATCGTCTTGCGAAAAGTCCAAGAGGTTTACGCAAGGGAGTTGGGACTATGATGCTGCCAATTCAGGAAGTTGAAAAGCTTCTTAGCGAAAACGAAACTCTTTCATCTTTTGTGGACAGTGCGCGCATTTTCCTGGTTTATGTACCAGAAGAGGATCAGGACATAGAAAAGGCTCCAATGATTCGGATAAATGAGCTTGAGAGCCACAGGAAAGACTATGCGGATGATAGGGCCCTAACGTTTGAGGTTGATATTCAAATAGATTTATGGACGAAAACGATCAAGGAAGCACAGCAGATTCAGCCTATTATTGATCAGATCATGGCGAACAACGATTATCAGCAATATGCTTCTGCTTTTGATCGTGACCCTGACATCGCGCTTTACCGGTACGCCCGGAGATACAGGGCAACAAAATTGATTGATATTCAGAAAATATAAATTTGAAGGGATGATATGAATGGCCCGTACAGGATTAGACGGTATTCGATTTGGAGAACTTGACGAAAATGAAAAAGCTCCATCTGTACAGAGTATGCCGGGAGCAATTGAAGCAAAGTTGGATGTTGCTTCCGAACTTGCATCACTATACGCTGATGACGGTCTTTATGCTGTGAAAAGCTCTGGTGTAGGTGAAACAAAATTAGAATTAAATTTAGCTGATCTAACCACGGAAGTGAAAAGAAAACTCCTCGGTGTTACGGTTGAGGATGGTATTGAATTGTATCATAAAGACATGGAACCGCCATATGTCTGTATCACATGGCGTCAGAAACATCATGAAAAGGGCTATGTGTATTATGCTTTGTTAAAAGGGAAATTTGGCATTCCTTCTGCTGAAGGGAAGACTAAGGAGGACAAAGTAGATTTTCAAACAGATTCAATCGAAGGCCAGTTTTTGCCTCGTAAAAAAGACGGGTTGGTGTTCCTAGTTGGATATGATCAAAACAAAGATTTTTCTCTTGAGAAGTTCTACCAAAGAGCTTATGGCATAGACCCGGACAGCTCGGAAACACCGCAGGAAAGCGTTGATCTAGGAAAATAACAGGCAGCCCGTCGAGGCTGTCTTTTCATATTTTTAAAGAAGGATGGGGAACAGGATGATTAAAGCTATTTTAAGAGACTACACACAAGCAAAAGTTGATAAAGATGGAAATATTATTGAAGTGCCGGAAAAGACTTATATTAAGCCGTTTGTAACTTCTAGACACGTATACAGAGCATTGGAAATACATGCAACGGCAGAAGAATCGGGAATGTCTGAATTTGAACAAATGGAAGAAATGCTGCATTACGTGGTTGAGTTATTTAACAATCAATTCACTTTTGATGACATTTTAGATGGTGTCTTGTCTGATGATTTAGCTGACTGGATGCAAGATATTTTCAAACAGGTTATGGCGAAAGATGAAAAAAAGGGAAAGTTAAAAAAGAAGGCGTTGGACGCTCAGAAATAAAAGGCGAGAATCTGACCTATCGGGATTACCTGAATCAAATGAAAAAGCTATATACTGATCTGATGGAAAACGGTTATAAACTTCATGAAATTGATGAAATGGATATCCACCGATTCTTTGAACTTGCCGATTTCAAATACGAAGAAGAAAACAAACTTGTGCCAGCTTACCGGATATTTGGTGTGACTTTATAAAGAGTGTCGATTCAAGACGCTCTTTTTGGCGTGCAAAATTTAAAGAAAGGAGGATAACCATTTGGCGACAGAAGGTAGACCGATAGGGAATTTGGTCATTAACACAACCCTAGATGATGCCGGTGTTAATAGAGGAATTACTGGGCTCCGGAACAATCTGAAAACAGCGAGAACAGCAACAAAGGCAACTGTCCAGGAATTTAAATCCATGGGCGATGAACTTACAGCCAGTAAGAAGAAGGTCGAGGGCTTATCAAATGAGCTATCCATTCAGGAAAAGATCGTTGAAGAATACCGGAAATCTTACGAAAAACAGGTCGAGCTTTACGGCGAAGGATCACAACAGGCCCAAAAATACGCGCAGCGGCTGAACACACAAATCCAGTCCTATCATTCCCTTGAAGGGTCTTTGCGGCGGGCTCAAATGCAATACCAACAGCTCGAACGAGCGCAACAAGAAGCCGGCCAAAGTTCTGACAATATGGCAGAGAGCCAGCGTGAAATCGGAGCTGCCAGCGTCAGCGCGAGCGGAAAAGTGTCTAAATTCTCATCTTTTATCAAAGTGGGATTGGTCAGCGCTTTGTCTGCCGGTGTTGCAGGAGTAACCGGTTTAACGGCAGCGATTGGATCATTAGGGGCCAAAATGTCATTGGATGCTCAGAAATCACAAGGTGAATTCCGCGCTCAGTTGGGTCTAACCAAAGAGGAAGCCCAATCATTGACGCAATCAGCGACAAGTGTATGGAAAGATGGCTTTGGCGAGAATATGGATGTCGTTAAGGATGCCATTAAACAGGTGCGTCAAAATATCAGGGGCTTGAGCGATAAGGACCTGAAAGATGTCACCAAAGGCGCGATCATACTTTCAGAAACCTTTGACGCGGATGTAAACGAGGTAACCCGGGCTGGCAACAATATTATGAAAGGCTTCGGCGTTGAGAGTAAAAAGGCATTTGATCTGATGACCTATGGGGCACAAAACGGCCTGAACTTCTCAAATGAATTGTTTGATAACCTTTCAGAGTATGGCCCTTTATTCGCTAAAATGGGCTTTTCTGCTGAGGAATATTTTCAGCTCTTAAAGAAAGGCACGAACGCCGGGGTTTACAATCTTGATTACATTAACGATGTCATGAAAGAATTTCAGATCAGAGTCAAAGACGGATCGAAATCGACAAGCGAAGCAATGGCCCAAATGTCTGGAAGCACCCAAAAGGTATGGCAAAATTTCCTTAAAGGTAAGGGCACAGTAAAGGATGTTTCTAACGCGGTTCTTGGCGAATTGAAAGGCATGAAAGACCAAGTGGCAGCCAATAACATCGGGGTTGCCTTATACGGAACGAAATGGGAAGACCTTGAGGCCGATGCGATGTATGCCCTTGGTGGCATTAATGGAAAAATTGGCGATATTGACGGGGCGACGAAAAAAGCCGGCCAATCTTTACAGGATAACTTTGGTGACCGTCTTAAAAAGTTAGGGCGCTCAGCTCTTTCAGCCCTGCAGCCAATAGGTAACGGAATCCTGGACATTTTAGAACCCGTTATGTCCGGCTTGGAAAATAAGATGAAAAGCCTTGAGCCAACAATGAAGAATATTGCCAGCACCGGCGGCAATTTAAAAACTGTTTTTTCGGGAATTACAGATATTTTTAATGGTGATACAGCAAAGGGCGCGAACACTCTTAAGGATATTCTGCCTCCTTCCACGGTTCAATTTATTGTTACGGGCATTAACAATGTAAAAAAGGCTTTCACTGGTTTCAAGCAGCAAATAGAGCCTATCATCACAAATGTAAAAGCTGGTTTCGATGCAATGTCTCCGGTTTTTTCAACGCTCGGAAACATTGCAAAAAGCATGTTTGTAACACTCGGTCCAATCATTCAGCAGGCGATTTCAGGCATACTCTCCTTTATTAATCAATTAGCCGTTCAATGGAAGGAGTTTTGGCAGCAAAACGGTGCAGTCATATCTCAAGCCCTGCAAAATGTCTGGTCAGTGGTTCAATTTATCTTGCCTCTTGTGGTTGGCATTGTCCAATCTGTTTGGAGCAATATTTCCGGCATAGTCAGCGGTGCTCTTTCTGTCATCCAAGGGGTTATCGTCTTTTTTTCTGGCCTTTTGACAGGCAACTTCGAAAAAATGTGGGAAGGTATTAAGCAAATTTTCTCCGGCGCCGTAAAATTTGTCTGGAACTTCATAAGTCTTTCATTTTTCGGGAAGATCTTAGGCGGCGCAAAGGCTTTAGGTGCTGGCTTGAAAGGTATTTTCCCGAAGATGTGGGGCTGGATCAAAAACACGTTTAAAGATGGTGTAGCGAATGCCGTCAAATTGTTCGGGTCCTTAAAAGATAAGGGATTTCAACTTGTCGGACAAATGAAAGACGGGATCATCAAGAAATTTTGGGACATCGTAGACGGAGCCAAGGCCTTGCCAAAAAGAATGGGTGACGGCATCAAGAACATGGCAGGTAAAGCCATGGGAGGGATCAAGCATTTAGCTAATAAAATGTTTGATGGGCTCGGCGGAGTCGTAAACGGCGTCATTGGCGGCGTTAACTGGGTTCTTGGAAAAATCGGCGTTGACAAAAAGAACCAAATTCCAAAATGGGAAGTTCCCCATTATGAAAAAGGTACGAGCGGTCACCCCGGTGGTTTAGCTGTCTTGGGCGATGGTTATAAACACGAGCCCTTTATAACACCTGATGGACAAATAGGCATTAGCCCAAATGTTCCCACCCTTATGAACCTGCCGCGCGGCACCCAAGTAATAGGCGGGGATGATGCTGAAAAAATGTTTGGCGGTAAAGTCCCGTTCTATAAAGATGGAACCGGCGGGAACTGGTTCACACAATTAGGGGACAAAATTAAAGGGCTGGCTATTGACGTATTTGATTATACTACTAATCCTGGAAAGCTACTAAATACCATATTAGACAAGCTCGGCGTGAGTGCCCCTAAAATGGCTGGAGGTTTTGGTAAAATCGCCAGTAGCGGGTTCACTTTCATAAAGGATAAAGCTGTATCGTTTCTAAAAAATATGATGGCCGATTTCGCTTCCTCTTTTAAAGGAGAAGGTGGATCGAAGGCCGTCAAGAAATGGGTTGCCCAAGCTTTGGCTATTAAAGGGATGGATTCAACGTACGCGAAAGCGTTAGAAACCATCGCTATGAAGGAATCCGGGGGCAACCCGAACGTAGTCAATACTTGGGATTCTAACGCGAAGGCCGGTCATCCGTCGCAAGGACTCATGCAGTTTATTCCTAGTACATTCAACGCCTACAAAGAAAAAGGATACGGAAATATCAAAAATCCAGTCCATCAAGTCTTAGCGGCGATCAACTACCTAAATAAAAGGTATGGCGGCATTATGAACCATCCCGGATTAAAATCAATGGCGCGCGGCGGCCGTTACATTGGCTATGACCAAGGCGGCTTGATTACTCGGGATCATATGGCCGAGGTCCATAGAGGGGAAATGCTTCTGCCTTTGCGGCGGTTCAGACGTAGCCAGGCTCACAAAGTGCTAAGTCAGGCCAGCTCAATGGTCGGGTACAATCCGGGTCCGCAGCAAACCATCATACAACATGACAACAGTGCGGAAATCGCGGAGTTGAAAAAACAAAACGCGATACTCACGAATAAGCTTGATACAATGATCAGCTTGATGGCTCAGTTTGTGGAAAAAGAGCTAGTCGTTCCCGTGGATAAGCTAACCAAGCAGCAAAACAAGGCATACATGAAGAAATACAAGCAAAAAATCGTTCTAGCGGGGGTGAATGAATGAGGGGCTATGATCTGATCATATTTGATAAACGGTTAAGCGAGCACATCAAAGGTGTCTCGCTTTCTTCTTTTATTCCGGAATCACCCAAATTTGAAAGGAAGCTGCCGACGTCGCACCCCTTACGAAACGGAATTCCTATGCCTCTTAAAAACAATATGGGGCGCTATACGGAAAGAAAAATCACGCTTAAGATCACTGTGGAGGCGAGCAATTCGCAGCAATTCCATTTAAAAAGGGATGCCTTATATAAGCTTTTTGTACAAGAAGACCCATATTATGTGATATACACATGGCAGCCTTTGAAAAGATGGCTCGTAACATGTGATGATGTATTCTCCGTTTTTCAAGAGAACGGGAGAACATGGCAAGAAGTTGAGATATCTTTGACAGCTATTCAAGGGGTGGCGGAGTCAGTCTATAACAGCCAGGCTTCTTTTAATCTGATAGATAATAAATTTCATTTCGGCATGAATATAGGCATGGTCGATAATCCTTCCTATTCATTTGTAGACAAAAAAAGCTTTGAGGTGTATAACCTCGGAGATATCACCCTGTCCCCCGTTGATCATAACTATCAAGTGGAAATGTATATCGAAGGTAAAGACGTTTCAATCTTAAACGAAACGACCGGGGAAAGCGTCACCCTGCTTGGGCAGCAGTCTAAAAAAAATCAATTGACTCTATTAATGCCATATATCATAAACGGATCGAAAGTCATCAATACAAAGGGGCGTTTCCCAACGCTTAAACCAGGCAAAAACAAATTCAGAATAAGCGGTGCAACAAGCAGCAGCATCAAATTTATTACTCACTTTTATTACAAGTAGAAAGGGGGTGGCTCCTATTGAACCAAATGTATGTCCTGGATAAAACGACAAATCAAAAATACGAAATGATGTACGTAGAGCCGAAGGTCAATGATGGGATTGACGGCAAGAAAGACTTGAGCTTTTCAATTGAGTTAAACAAAGACAATCGGATTCCTTTTAACGCTTTGGTCGGCCGTAATTTTATTGTGATAGATGAAGCAGTCCATAAAAGCCAGCGGTATTTTATTAATGCGCCAAATCTCAAACAAGAAGGCGGCCAGGTCACCAAGGATATTACAGCAACTCATATCTATGTTTTTCGGTTGGGTAAATGGCTTATACCTGATACGATCCAAGGAACAAAATCGCTTGACGAAGCTTTGTCCCACGCATTGAAGGGCAGCGGCTTTTCTTACAAAATCATGGACGACGCCAAAAAAATATCTCCTAAAAAGCTTGAGAGCTTCGGAAATAAGTATTCTATTGAGCTGATGGACGATATTATTTCAAGTTATGGCGTTGAAATCGATGTCGATAATACGATGATTTACGTCTATAAAAAAATGGGGAAAAAGATCGTCAAAACCCTGGATTCTTCCGTCAATTTAACCTCTTTGCACATCAACATGTCGGAAGACAATACGACGACAAGGATCAGGGGATACGGGAAGAAAAGAGAAGAAAAGGATATCCTGAGTGATCAATCGATTACCTATGAATCCAAGACAGGGGAATGGTCTTATGATAGATCATTAAATGCAGATTTTACTAAAAAAATAGGGGCCACTTTTTCTTTTTCATTTACGGGAACAGGATTTAAATTTAAAACGCTTGTCTCCAAGTTGGGCGGAAAATGGGAATTTAAAATTGATGATCAAACCAAAACCATTACGACCTATCAGGATTCCGAACCGTCCAAGAAATCATTTGATGTCATTCGTGGGTTAGATAGCAAAAAGCATAAAGTGGTGGCGACATTTAAGGGGAAGGACAGCAAAAACCCTAATACAAAGGGTTCAAAGGGCTCTAATCCTCTTATGTATTTGTTGCGGGGGAATATGATCGACATTTATCGATCCTTTAAAAGTGAGGACGAACAGTATGTTTTTCCGCCTGTCACTTATATTCATCCCGAAGAAAAGAATTTTCTGATTGAGGGGCAGCCTTCCTGGGCTACAACGGTCACAGACGAATCAATCACCACGGAAGCCGATATGATGAAAGTTTTGAAAGAAAAGGTAAACCCTTATCCAACAGTGACCTTTGAGGTGGACTATGAAGAATTGTTACATGCAGCATTGAAAGGCATAGAAGACCAAGTGACCAAAGGGGATACTATTCACGTATTGGCGGACACCGAATTGAATGGCATTACATTCGAGGATGACATTCGCGTGACCAAAGTCTCCTATAACCCCTTGGATTCTACGGAAGCTCCAGAACTGACGATCGACGGCGGAGAAAAGGACCCTGTCGATCTGCAGGTTGAGCAGAGAAAGAGAATAAAAGATCAGCAGCGTTACATTAACGACCAAAAGAAATTTGTTGAATCTGAAATTTTGGCCGCCAAAAAAGACCTGCAGCTTGCGATTGGAGAGACAAAGAACTCTTTAGATAGCATACCGAATACATTTTCATATCCTTTGAGATTTACAAAAGGAGCGTGGCAAGTGACTACGTCAGATGCTTCTGTTTCGATCGAAGGCAATACGCTGCTCCTTGAAACTGATGACGAAATTACGATGAAATATGCGTCCGCGGAAACCTCATCCATCATGAAGCAAAACGGAATTTTTGCGGCAATAGAACAGCATGAAATAAATCATGATCAATATATCCTCACTTTCTTCCAGAATGGTAAAGAAATAGAACCTTTAAGCGTTCCAGCCGATTCGAAAGTGACGGTCATGATTATAGGATTTATAGGAAGGTGATACGCCTTGTACAAGCTCACGAAAAGTCATGAAGTGACACCAAATTCGAACCTTTTTTCGATTCTTGACCGAAACGCAACATTAACGGAAAATGCACTAAACCAAAATGCAAGCAATTTAAACGACCATAAAAATGCAAAAAAAGCCCATACGTCAGAACAAATCTCACATCATAGTGGATTGACAGTTTCACAAGAGATTGAAACAGGTAAAGCACGGCTCAGAAATTTAGTGCTCAATGCCGATGGGACGAACATAAAAGAAGTTGTTGACGCGCGTGTTGATCGTAAGGGAACA